ACCCTGTGGGGAATCTACACTTATGGGGTATTGAGAAAAGGAAAGTCGCACTTCACGACTACCCAAAAACCCACTTACGTTCTCATGAGAGAATTGTTTGGGTACGAATAGATGCGAGATGTCATGAAAGATAATCCCCTCAAGACGGATCGCAACAATATCGCTCGCCACGTCGATAAGATCGCCAGGGGTAACAGAATACTTAATCCAATCTTTACTGGCCTGGAAATCTCCAACCGTGCGCGTTATCTCAAAATCACATTTACCATTAATAAAGACAAAAGCATGTCTATTGATTAGTGCAAGTGAAGATCGTAGTCCCAATACATGCTGTATGGCGTACTTGTTTCCATCTTGGAGACGACGAAAACATCGCGAATTTCCTCTAATTTTATTAAGAGAAGACTCCTTATTATCTACGCCTTTATGGGAGAAAGGGACTTGTTGTAGGTTCCATGTATTCGTACCTTTAATACGAACGCGTTTTATTGATTTTCCACATCCTAACATCTCTTCGTATTCGGATAGAGAGCGTACAGGATTTTGCGTGGAATACACCTTCGCCTCCGTTTTAGGACGGCGCGAGGTACTTTTCCTCAAAGGTGCCGATAGCTTCCATAGCGCTATAACTACGCCAATGGATGCGGCAACTTTAGAAGCTAACATAATGTTATCCATAGTAGAATCGGATACATCAGGCTTGACCAGATATTTATCAATATTTAGCCAATTTCTAATACCCGTGTCCCCGTGTTTCTCCTCGGAATCCAGAGATTCGGAGTCACGCAATATTTGCTCAATGTTAAGCTCGCCACTTGAAACTACACACTCTTCGCCGATTTGTATTTTGACGTCTACGACGCCAAGAATATAAAACAGTGTGCATATAAAAGTGCATAGGGAAATCGAACCTATTTGGCTCAAAACGTCATACTTCAGAAGTCCGAGAACAGACGCTGTGAAACTGCCCATAACAAAAGGGGGCACTGATCGGAGCCTTCCAATAACACACATAACGGAAATGAAAAACGTAATACCTTTTTTAAAATCAGAGGCACTGCGCATAACATTCCTAGGGTTGGGAAGATTTGTCTCAAACCAGCCGGCCTCTGTTCTAGGACATTTACGAGGACGAGGTTGATAGTGGATTTCAATACCCATGTCCATTAATTGTTCCACTGTTAAGGGTCGACCTCTTCCACCTCTATCGTTCCGATGTTGAAGTCGGTCAGACAAAATGGTAAAGAA